TAATGAAGGTATTAAAAATGAAAAAAGAAAACCTAAAATAAAATGAATTTAACATTATTACCAAAAGTAGAATTAAGTTCTATAGAACCGAACAAATTTGCTATTGAGCTTATTAAGACTCAGATAGTAGACCACTTTACTCAGACAGGAGAATCTCCATTGGAGTTGCTTGTTAAGTCAGAGGCTGTTGTACAGCTTTTAGAAGGCATTAGAGCCGATTTAAAAGAATTGGTACTAGATGAGCTTAGTAAGTATCCTGGCGGCAAGGCTGAGGTCTTAGGTAGCGAGATGGCTAAGTTTGAATCAGGCGTAAAGTACATCTATGACCAAGACTATACTTGGAGCAAAATGAATGAAGAGATTGAGTCATTAAAGTTTGCTCTTAAAGAAAGGGAAAAGATGCTTAGAACATTGCCAACAGCTATGGTTGATCCTGAATCAGGCGAGATGGTACACCCAGCACCAAGAATTAGTACAACAACCTTTAAGATTAGCTTAAAGAAATAAAAATCCTCCACCACCTCAAGAAATTAAATATTTTTAACCAAGATAGTAATTACGGGAACTTGGGGTGGTTTTTTAAACTACAAACATGAAACAAACGATAATATTTATATACGAGTTAGTAAAGTTTATAGTAATATCAATACCATTAGCAATATTGCTATTTGTAACATTAACAATAATTAGTAAATTCAAGAATATATGATGGAGATTGCAGGATTAGAGAACTCAGTACCAGTGAGAATGATTTATGTTGACGATAAAAGTGAAGTATTGTTTAAATCTTTAGCTCATGCAGCAAGGAATACAAGAATTACACAGGACTCAATAAAAAAATCACTTAGCCCATTACTAAAGAGGAAATTTAAGCATAACAACAGAGATGTTGTTTTTAGGATAGTTAAGGATAAATAGTATATTTGTCGATGCAAACCGTACTTTGCAGTTAAAACTTATTGCCCGAAGAGGCGTGGGGGTGTACGGACTCCCGCAAATCTGAGGGCTTTTTTATTTTATGAATACAGGAATGATTGTTAAGAGCAGATCGGCTGAGAAGTTTACTGCTATCGACAACGAGATTATTAGAAATGTCGATTTAACATTAGAGGAGAGAGGATTACTAATTTACTTATTAAGCATGAGGCATGATTGGGTAGTTTATAAGACTAACCTACATGAAAGATTAGGATGCACTAAAGGTCAGTTAGATAGGGTGTTTAAGGGATTACAAAGTAAGAACTATATCTTATCAGTTAAGGTTATTAATGAGCTTGGAAGGTTTACTGGATGGAATCATGTTGTGTATGATAATCCTGCAATCCGAGATGAACAATTACCGAGTTCAACAAATGCCGAAGTCGGTGTAAGTGCCCCTATAAGTAATACTAATACAATTAATAGTAAATTATATAATAAGAAAACTAAGTTTATAAGACCAACAGCTAATGAGATAGATTTATATGCTAAAGAAATAGGCTTTTTAACTCTTGATCCTTCTTATTTTTTAGACCATTATGATTCTAATGGTTGGTTAATAGGTAAAAACCCTATGAAAGATTGGAAGGCTACTGTAAGAACTTGGCAAAGGAATAGTTCCAAATTTAATACGCAAAGCAACATACCTACAAACAAAATAACTACACAAATAAAACTTAAATAATGACACATAAAGACAAAGCAAAACAATTAATAGAATCTATGACATTTAATTGTAGAGAATGTGATAATGCTAAATTAGCTGCATTAATAGCAGTAAATCAATTAATTGAATATCAAGATTATTTTATGGATTATGTTAGAATGGATTTGCCATCAAATGTAGTAGCTGGATTACCATACAAATATTGGGATAAAGTAAAAAAAGAAATAGAAGCATCATGATAGCTATAAACCTACCAAAAGCATTAGATATTGAATCTAACATACTTGGTGCATTACTTTTAGACAAAAGGTCTATACCATTAGTCATTGGTCATCTAAAAACTGACATATTCTATGATCTAAAGCACCAAAAAATCTTTAATGCTATTAAGGATATGTATGATACCAATGTATCTATAGACCTAACTACCGTAGCTCAAAAACTTTCCCAAGATGAGGACATCATACGAGAAGGTGGTGCTTATTACCTTTCTAAGTTAACGGATAATGTAACTACAACAGCTCACTTAAACACCCATATTGAGATTGTTATTGAGATGTACAAAAAGCGTGAAGCTTACAAAGTTCTTAGAATAGCTGAGAATAGTTGTTTAGACAATGATAGTCAAGCTTTAGATTTACTTTCCGAGCTAAATAGTCAACTTATAGGTTTACTTGAATATGGTAATATCTATGAAAAAAGCATTACAGATGTAGTTATGGCTATAAACTTTGCTAGGGATTTAGCAAGTAATGGAGAACTTTTAGGATTTAATACTGGTTTTGATGAACTGAACAAGACTATAGCAGGTTGGTGTAAACCTGACTTATGTATTATAGCTGCAAGACCTGGTGCAGGTAAGACCGCAATGATGCTTTCAAGTGTTTACCACTTAGCTATCCTAAATAACGTCCCTACGGCTATTTTTAGCCTCGAAATGAGCTCCGAACAGCTTGTTGAAAGGTTAGAGTCAATAACGAGTCAAGTGCCCTTAAAACGCCTTAGAACGAATAATATGAACGATTACGAAAGGAAGGTACTTTTAAAGACTGATGACAAAATAATAACAGCACCCATCTACATAGAGGATACTGGAGGAATCAGTATCTCACAACTCAGAGCTAAGGCTACTATTCTAAAGCAGAAGTATGGTATTAAGGTAATATTTCTAGACTATCTTCAACTTATGAGTGGACAAGGCAAAGCAAACCAAAACAGAGAGCAGGAGGTTAGTAACATTAGCAGAAGCCTTAAAGCCTTAGCAAAAGAGTTGGAAGTGCCTATTATTGCTTTATCGCAGTTAAGTCGTAAAGTAGAAGAAAGAGCTGATAAGATACCAATGTTATCTGATCTTAGAGAATCAGGTAGTATTGAACAAGACGCTGACATTGTGATTATGCTTATGCGTCCATCTTACTATGAAATGAAAGACCCTGTAGAAATAGGTGGCAAGGAATACAATCCTGATGACTTAGTTATCGTTAAGGTAGAGAAGAACAGACATGGAAAGACTGGAAACTTGGCTGTAAGATTTATTGGAGAAACAACCACATTTGAAGACTATAAACTATAAACAATGAAACTACTAAAACAAAAACCTTGTGATGTAGAATATGTAGAAGGCGAAGACCTTAACATAGAGAACATGAAGGAAAGAATTATTAAAAGAGCATGGTATGATACTGCTAGATTTAATGACGTTACTGACATAGCAGTTGGTATTGGAATGGGAACAAGAACACTATACTTTTACGTTAAGAAACTAAAACTACCTAGAAGAAGTGGACTTAAATAGAAACTATAAGAATACTCGTAAGTTCGACATAGAACAAGCTAAAGCTGCTGATGGCACTTACCAGGCATTGTTATTGTTTGCTAGAAATACAAAGGTTATAGTCATACAACAGCCAAAAGCCTTAAAGCAGAAATATATGTGGCTTGAATATGAGAATAATGGTCAACCTAGTGGCATAGCAGATACAAGAGTAGAGTTTTTTGCTATCAACTTTGACCTTAAAGATAGAATCTACTTTATAAGGGCTGAGATGCTTAGAATTAAGGCAAGAAGACACTTTAAATGGGGTAAAACTAAGATAGTTGAAGGGGTTAGATATGTAAAAGTTCCAACTGTGGAGATGATACGTTTCGATTAATTAATGTAATTTCGTTTATATGACATACAAAACAGCAAGTGACTTAACCAAAATGATGCTAGAATATTTAGATAGTTTAGGTTATGAAGTATGGAGAAATAATAACCTGGCAGTTAAAGGAAGGTCTTTTATTGGTAAGAAAGGATTGCCTGACATCATAGGTTACCATAAGAACTATGGTCAGTTCATTGCTTGTGAGATTAAAGCTATTGGTGATCGTTTAAGCGTATCACAGATAGAGTTCTTAACGCACTTAGGTATGTGCGGTGGAACATCAGTAGTATGTCAGCAAGTATCAGACGGAACAATTAATTTAACAATATTTTTAGACAATGGCGAAAGCAAAATCAGCATCTGGGACGAGTACAAAGGTGAGTTTCGGGAAAAGACGCTTGGGTAAAGCAAAGAAAAGAAGTGGACCTAAAGACAAAAATGTAAAACCGTATCGTAAACAGGGAAAATAACTGAGGGTGAGAGCAAAAGGCGGGTCCTGCATTGTACACAGAATCCCATATATGCGGTTAGCTGACCTTAAGGCGAACATAGTCAAGTGATCGAAAGTGGTGGCACCTACCTTAGTGGCATGATTCGGTTAAAGGGTAACTGTAGGTTCGAGTCCTACCTTGACTGCTCATAAAAACAACAATTATGGAAAAGCAAGAATTAGAAAACAAAGCGGAAAATGTAACTAAGACTACAAAGAAAGAAGTTAAGGTTACAGTAGTACCTAAAGAGAATGCATTTGTAACTGCTGAAACTATTAAGTTAGTAGAAGACATCTTAAACGATGGT